GTGATCAGGCCCTCGACCTTTTCCCGTTCGGCATCCGTGGCGTTCGCCAGCGCCTCATGGTTCTTCAGAATCTCCTGCTGGACCGGGTCGGTCTGGCGTAGGGCGGCGATCTGGCGTTCCTGCCCGGCAATCAGATCATCCAGGGCGCTGCGTTCCTTGGCGGCACCGCCTCCGCCTCCACCGCCTCCGCCAGTCCCGCCAGACAGTGGGCTTTCGTCGATCAGCGACGGCGCCTTGCGGGGGCGAGGCGATGAAAAGACCGGCGAGCCGCCTTCCGCGATCGACCACATGGTGTCGCTGATCTTGCCCGCCCATTCTGCGGCAGCACCTGAAAAGCCTTCAAATTGCGCCTGGAACCGAATGCTGACAGCCGCCACAGACCCATCGATGGCACGGATCGCGCGTTCGATGCGCTCGGCCTGCTCGGCCGCCAGCTGCGTCAGTGCGGCATCCCTGGCCCTTGCGGCCTCGCCGCGTGCAACCGCGGCGGCGATCTCGTTCTCGCGCTGGGTGCGGATGCCTTGCATGATCGCGAGCTGGGTTTCGCGATTTTCCTGATCCGCAAGCTCTTGGCTGATCTCGTTGTAGCGATCGGCCAGGGCGGCCATTTCTGCATTGGTGTCGGCGATGTACTGGGATTGCGCGCGCTGATCGTCTGCCAGAAGCGCAGCGGTTTGACGCTGCTCGGCTGCCTTCGCCTCGATCTCGCCACGCAGTCTGATCTGCTCACGAAGCAGTTCGACCTGATACTCCTCATCGACGCCCAAGCGCAGCTTGTCGATATCGACCTGCTTTGCACGCCCTGCCTCGACCAGCGCCTTCTGGGCATCTGCAAGCGCTGATACGCGCTCGGCAGCCGCGCCGGCCGCTTCGCCCCAGTCCAGGAACATGGGCGCCAGGGCGGCACCAACCGCGATGGCGGTGCCGATCCAGGGGATGAACGCGCCCATACGCCCCCCAAGCATCGCAAAAGCCCCGGCCGCCTGGGGGGCTTGCTGCCCGATCGCGCGCAGCCAGCCGATCATCGGGCCAGAAACCAGCACGTCCTGGATCTGATAGCCGATCTGCCCGGCGACCAATCCGATATTGCCCAGGCCCGACGCCGCTGTCCGCGACGCACCGCCGATCCCCCCAAGCAGGCCCGGAATCGGCGCCATGGATGCAGCCGCTCTCTCGCGGGCATTGGCCGCCTCCATCGCGGTGATCGCGCCCAGCCGCTCGGCCTCGGCGATCTCGCGCAGCTGTTGCTCGTATTGTCGGCTCGCCGCGAAGAGCGGGTTGTACTTCGCGCGCAGATCATCCAGCGCCAAGCCGTGCCGCAGCGTGTCGGCAATGGTGTCCCCGGTGGTGCGGGAGAGGCCGGTGTTCTGGGCGATCAGCTGCTGGAGCGCCGTTTCATGGCGCTGCAGCGCGGCTGTGGTGCCATCGACCGTCACGCCAGCCGCCTGCATCCGCGCCTCTAGCGCATTTGCCTGCCGCGCCAGCAGGTCATGGGCGAGGGCCGCCTCCCGGGTGGTGAGCGCGCCCATCTCCTCGGCGGTGGCCACCTGCTGGATGGCAGCGACAAGGCCGTAATATTCGCCCACCATGGGCTGCAGCTCGGCCCGAGCCATCTGGACGATGCTGCCCCATTCCGCCTGTGCCTGGGCCGCGCGGGCGGTCCCGTCCACACTTGCCGCGCCAGCCTGGCCTGCCGCGATCGCATCACCCGAGAGGCCCGTAAGCTCCTTACGAACCGACGATACCTCGGCCCTCGCCTGGGCGGCGTTGGCCTCAAAGAGCATGCTGACACGCATATCACCGGCCACGGCGGTTCAGTTCCTCGACTGCCGCAGCCTCAATGGTGCGGACATCATTCCAGGTTTCAGGGCTGACCTCGATCCCTGCGAGGTCCAGCCCGGCTTTGGCGGCGCCGTAGTCGAGGCCCAGCCATTCCACATACGCCCCGGCCAGCGTGCAGATCGGCAGACCCCGCATCTGGCCCCCGATGGCGCACCAGGCGTTCCAGGAGGGGATGTGATCCTCCCAAATCTCCACCGCTGCGGGTTCCTCGTCTGGCGGAAGGCTCAGGCCCATCCGCGCAGCATCGGCGCGAACCCTATCCAGGCTGGCGCGGCGCTGATCGGACCCAGCCTTCGGACCGCGCGCCCAGGCACGGCCGAGCCCGATCAGTTTCCCCGCTTGGCCGCCCGGACACCCGAAATGGCATTCGTATAGGCCTGCACGATCGCAAAGCGGATGTAGTGCAGGTCGATCAGCAAGCTCAGATGCTCGTCCGAGAACTCGAAGGGCTGACCGTCTTCGTCCTTCAGCTCCTCCCAGCCGATCACGATGCGGCGCAGGAAGTCGTCGGTCGAGGTGGCGCTCATGGCATCGAAGCCCGCCTCTTCCGAACGGGTCAGCGCGCGGAATCGGACGATGAACTGCTGCTCGCGCTGACCGTTGTCAGACGGAACCAGCACCTTCACGGCGGCCTTGAACTCGGGATTACGGATGATCTTCATCATGGGAACCTCAGGTGAAAGCCAGAGTGAACTGGTCGTTGCCAGTGTCGCTGGGCAGGCAATTGCCCCGCAGCGCGTTCTCGACGATGCCGTCCTGTTGCTGGAGATCGCCCGGGTTCAGGATCTGCAGGCGTGGCAGAGAAAGGGTGACCACCTTCCCGGCACCGACGCCGTGAACCAGATCGACCGCCTGAGGCGTCCCGGTATCCGCGAGGGCATAGGGGTTGAACGTCGCGAGGGCTTCCGCCTCGACCTGAAACTCCAGGGTCTCCTGCGAGCCGGTGATGATGACCTGCTGGCGCCGGATGAGGTTGCGATAGACGACCGCGTTCCCGGCATTGAAGGTGAAGCTGCGCAGGGCGGGCGTGGCGTAGGCGCCGATCGAGAAGGTGGGAACCGTCTCGGTCGTCGCGATCTGCGGGATCTCGCTCAGCTGGGTGCCATAGGTCGGGGCCGGGATGGCCGTGTCGCTCGGCTGGGTGAAAAGGCCGGTGAAGCTGAATTCGATCACGACGATGCCGTCGGAATTCAACTTGTACTTCCAGTCGCCGCGCGCGCCGACGATCTTGAACAGGATCCCGTCGATGTAGAAGTAGAGCGAGCAGCTCTTATGCCCGCTGGAGACGGGGTTGTAGGTCACCGAAGTCGCGGCGACGATCACCTCGGCCAACTTGCAGCTGCGCAAGAGGACCGCATAGCCAGGAGCGGTACCCGCCGCGCCGCTGGCCTTGGCCTCGACCTCGAAGCTGATCATCATGTGCCGTCCGGTCAGGAGCGACGGCCGCGCGCCCTGGTAGGGGCGGGCATGCGCGCGCTTCACTTCGGTCGCGGCCATTGGCGTCAGTTTGACATTCTGCGCCAGAACGGCGTTCGCGGCACCCGTGGGCACGGAGTCGACGCCATAGGTGGTTTCTTCTTTCGCGGTGATCAGCTGCAGATCCCAGAACATGCCGGTCAGCCCTCAGTCTCGGGGGCCTTGGCAGCCCGTTTGGCGGGTTTCGGATCGCTTGCGCGTTCGGTCTCGGCGGCATCGTCGCGAGGTTGCAGTGTGCCGTCGGGCAAGCGGATGTAGCTGCCGCCCACGGCAGGCATCGGAAGATCGGGCGCGGTCATGTGGGGGCTCCTGTCAGGAAACGGCTGGTTTGCCAGGTCTGGGCGTAAATGCTGACACCATTGCCCAGGCCGGTCGCCTCGGCGCCGGCCAGAGCAAAGCCACGGCTTTCCGGCGCGGGAACCCAGCCCGCGAGCAGGGTCTCGGTCTGGCCCTTGAAGGTGTCGAAGTGCTTGGCGCGATCGGCGCCACGCGGATCGTCATGGATCCGGGACAGCAGCGCCGTCACGAACTGCATCTCGATCAGCTGGCGATGCGCGCCTGTCGCGTTGCGGTTGGGTTGGGCCGCTTCGCGCCAAGGCACGACGAAGACGGTCCCGTCCTCGGCCGCAGTGGCGCGCCCCACGATCGCCTCAAGGCTTTCGGAGATCTCGACGGCGACGAACAGGCCGCTGTCCTGGAGGCGGCTGAAGAGGAGCTGCAGCATCACCACCCCGCCAGCTTGCCGGGCGTGAACACCTGCGCCGGATGCACCGACATGACGCGACCGGTTTGGGCTTCGGGGGCCGTGTCGCCGGACGCGACCGGAAGGACATACCGCCCCGCCGCGACATCCTTCAGCGCGGCGATGGCATCCTTGTAGTCCTGGGCGACGTGATCTGGCGCGCCATTGCGGTGCAGGACATAGCGCGCGATCGACACCGCCCAGGTCTTCAGGACCGGCGGGATCGAGGGGAGCGGCGGCGTGTAACGGGCGAAGACATAGCCGTCGATCGCGTTGTCGGCGTCGGTCAGTGCGGCCTCGACCACGTCGGGATCCGGCGTGCCATCGCGGTCGCGATCGGCGATCTGGCGGATTTCCGAATCGCCCGCACGCTCGACCAGATCGGTGAGGGTGGCGTAGGTCATTCCCCGTCCTCAGGCAGACGGACGCGGGTCGGCTTGAAGACGGCACGATTGATGGCCATCCAGCCCTGCTCGATCGCTCTGCGCCCGATGGCGAACCAGCGGCCATCAAGTTGCAGTTGCTGATTGGATGCGAGGTCATCCAGACGGCGCAGCGTGCGCTCCTCGACGGCCTTGTTGGCATTGACAGCGTCGATGGCAGCACTGGTCTGATCGCGATAGCCCGCCACCGGCAGACCCTGGTGGGTCGCCACCGCCTCGCCGACCTCGGCATCCTGCCCGGGTTGAACTTCGTGAATCAACAGATCGGCGCCATCCCAGACGTAGAACGTCCTGGTCTCCCCTGCCGGCAAGCGGATCGGCGAATTCATAGCCGCAGTGCCATCGGTGTGGATCACCGTCACGTCGACGGGCCAGCCGTGGTTTGCAGAGACAGTTACTGCGGTAGTCATCGCGAAATCCTGACGGTTCGAAGGGTTCTGCACTCGAGAGGACGCACCTGCCGCCTTTGTGGCTTCACCCGGGATGAGCGGGCTTAGGTCTGGTGCGCCCACTGAAGGGCGGGGCCGGGACGGCCCGGAGACCGTCCCGCACATAGTGGGGATCAGCCGGTCAGCATCCGCACGGCGGGGCGGCCGAGGAAGCCGTGGATCCGCACCCCGCCGACCAGACGGTCATTGAGGGCGGTCGCGGCCATCGAGATCCGGCGCCGGGGCTGCAGATGCGAGACGAGGCGCGGGAGGAAGTCGATGGCCCAGGGCAGGGCTTCACGGATGCAACGGCCGACATGGGTGGCCAGATCACAAACGAAGGTTGCGAGGGACGTGGCCCACGCCAGCGTGGCCAGAACAACCGCAATCATCGGGCGAAGGACAATGCGCATGGGCACTCCTTGGGTTGGAGAGGGGGTGTTGGGGGCGGTCTGCGCCGCCCTCCGACAGGGGCATCAGCCCTTGGTGTTGGCCGCTGCGCCCTTCTTGGGGGCGGTCTTCGGGGCCTTCTCGCTCGGGGGGGTATCGGGGGTTGCCGGGGCGGCCGTGCCGCCTGGGGGAGATGAGTTGCCATCAGCAGCCCCGGCCTCCCCGGCCGGGGCCGAGGATTGCTTCAAGGCGTCCAGCGCGGCGAGCTGTGCCTGCAGATCCGCGACTTCGCCCTTCAGCTGGTCGCGTTCCGCAACGATCGCAGACGCGGCGGCCTCGATGGCCGCGTCGGTCACTGCGTCCGAGAGTGCCTTCGCCTGGGCCGCGACAGCCTCCAGCAACTGGCGCTTCGTCACGGTGATCGTGGCGTCGAGATCGTCGAGGGGCTCGGCGGCGGTCTCGACCTCGATCAGACCAGCCGCCTCGAGCACCGACTTCTCTTCGTCCGTGACCGAGACCACGCCTGGCTGCAGCCAGAACTGCCCCACCTTGGCCGGTGATTTCAGACGAACCTGATGGCGATTGTCGTCCATCAGCCTTGCCCCGCATTCTGGAACAGGAAGCCCGCATCGGCGCCCAGGATGTAGGGCCGACGCTCGGTCGTGGTCGGATAGATCCACGACTTGGTTTCGCGCGAATAATAGGGCGCCTCGACCTGCGGATAGCCTTCCAGCTCGTAGGTGTAGCCGTAAGACGGAACCTGATAGTTCCCGCCCTTCGGCACATAGGCGAGGATCGCGTCATCGCCCCAGACATCGGTCGCGGCCGCGCTTTCCGCCGCCGTCTCGGGCAGGTAGACGGCCTTGCCGACAAAGACGTTCTCCAGCTCAAGGAGCGCGGCCAGCATCGCGGTCGTGATCGACTGCGCAGAGGTATACTTGAACTGATCCTTGATCGTGGCGTGCCCGGTCAGCGCATTCTTGGCGTTGGGCCCCAAGATGAGCGTGTTCGCATAGCGGCCCGTCATGCGCCGGATCGCCTCATTGCCCGCCTTGATGTCGGCGATCGGAGCCGACGCGCCTTGGGTCCAGCGGGCGGTGGTGGTCAGGGTGACGCGGTTCGACACCGGATAGTTGGCGAGCGTGCGCGCCATCGTCGCACATTCGTATTCGAGGCCGAGATCGACCGCATCGAGCACCATGTTGATCGCGCCCTGGGCCAGATCGACGCCCGGGCTGGACATCGCTTCCTGCTGGTGTTCGACGGGCAGGACGCCCTCGAGCGCATCCTGCACCAGAGAGATCGGTTCGGACGCATAGCCGTACTGGATGCGCTTCACGTTCGAGCCGGGCGCCCGCTTGGTGTTCATCAGACGGAAAGATTCCTTGCCGAATTTCAGCTGGCGCATCGCCCGATTGGGCACGGTGGCGCGCGGAAACAGGAACTGCGCGATGAACTCGGCATTGCGGTAGCCGCGCGCATGCGTCGAAAGGATCGGATCGACGACGGCGGCCTGGCGGGAATTGATCGGGGCCATTGGGAGTGCCTCAGTTCAGGGTGGAGAAGCTGATGGTGACGTATTCACCATCGGCGGCGGCGTGCAGGGCACGGCCGAACGGGTTGACACCAGCGCCCTGCGCCTGGACGCCGCCGGCGGCCGCCGAAACCACGCGACCGCCTGCGGTGATCGCGCCAACGGCCTTCACGCGCACGGTGCCGGCCTTCATGATGGGGGCCGGATCGCCGATCACGGTGCTCGGGCTCTTCGCGACACCCGCCACAACAGCGTCGGCGGCAGTGATCTTTGCGCCCGCGAAACTGACCAGGTCATAGGCTTCGAAGACGCCCGACGACGTGATCGTGTCGGTGAAAATGTCTTGAAACATCGTGCTCGCTCCTCAGGAAACGGACCGCACAGCGTCCATGTACGCCGTGCCGGGATGGGCGCGCTGATAGGCCAGCGCCTTGTTGTGGGTGACCAGGGCGGCGGGATCGACGGGCCTCCCATCGGCCGCGAAGGACGCACCCTTCTCTTTGGTGCCCGGGTCTTCTCCAAGGTCCGCCTCGCCGAAGTTGACCGCGACGGGCAAAGCCTGGAGCACTTCCTTCAGCGCGGCGCCGGTCGTGATCTTCTCCGCGCCTTCGGAAAAGCTGACGGCGGCATGGCCGGGCAGCGCATCGAAGATGGCGACCACCTTGTCTTTCAGGGCGGGCAGAAGGCGCCCTTCAGTGACGAGCTTCTCGGCGAAGGCAACATGGTCACCATGCAAGGCCTTGGCCTCGCGCGCGGCGATGTCGGCTTCGCGCTTCTGCAGGTTGGCCTCACGCGTGGCAAAGGCCGGATCGGTCGGTTGGGTCACAGGAGGGTCCTCTTTCGGCTTGGGTTGGGGGGGCGGCTCGGTCGGGGCCGCGAAACGCGCCTGCGGCTCGTCCGCCTCGTCGAGCCAGTCGATCTCCCAGGACGGAAGGAGCTTGTCGGCCGTCTCCAGACCGTCGCGCGCGATCATCCAGTCGCGGATGCGCCGGAAGATCGAAGCTGACTGCGAGGCGACCCCAAAACTGGCGGTGAAGGTCGCGGCGCCGACGCCGGCGAAGGCCGCGTTCTTCAGCCCGCTGACCGCAGGGGCGGCGGCGCCCAGGAAGCCGACATGCTTGGGGTACCAGGTGCCCGGCACCGGATTATGGCCCTGCTCGGGGCCGAAGAAGGACATGGAGACCTTCTTGTAGCGCCCGGCCTTCACCAGGTCGGCGAACTGCGGCTCGATTTCGTGAAGGTTGGCGAAAAGCCTCTCGGCCGCAGGGTCATACTCGAAGCTGTCAACCCAGCCATAGGCGGGAGCATCTGCATCGGGGTGCCCGACCACGATCGGCGCGGGCGCGGTCGCAGGATCATAGGCATCGGCCACCGCCTTCAGGTCTGCGGCGGAATAGGTGATGGCATCGCCCACCATGGGCTTGAAGGTCCCCGGGCGGAAGACCTCGATGCGGGCAGTCAGGGGTTTGGGGGGCATGGGCTGCGGCATCCGGCTCGATCACATCATCGAGCTTCGTGTCGCATGGCCTCCGCAGCGGAGGGTCCGGACAACTGTCCGGGCGGACACACCCGGACCAGTCCGCTGCACCATGCTTCCAGCACCCTTCGGCGGTCAAGCGTCTTGTCGGTGGGATCGGTCGGGAGCAATTGGGCCGTGAGGCGATCCTAACAGGGGGTTAACAGGCCTCAACGGGTCTGCGGGCATGGTGGCGCAGCTGCGGCGGCCAGCGCGCGCTGTGGGCCGCGTTTGCGCGGATTGTCACTCCGCCTCCAGCCAGGCTTCTGCAATGCGCAGGATCATGGTCTCGTCGGCCTCCGAAAGTCCGAGGAAGGGACGAGCCGGGATGTTTCCCCAAGGGATGGGGCCGCCCCGGCTGGTTCGACCGAAGGCTCCTTGTGCTGCGCCAAAATGCATGACCGCCGCCTGGGGTGCAGGCGATCCGATCCGGACATTCTGATCGGTGACCTGATAGTTGATCTCGCTGGCCATCTTGCCGCTGGCGCGCAGAATTGTCGTTGAGGCATGGCCCGCCTTTTGCCGACGCGCCAGGGTGATCGGCCGCAGGCTCGCCCAGGGCGTGCCGTCCGGTGCCCGTTCACTCAAGAAATTGTTCCGAACCGACACCTTGGCCATGTACTCGCCGACGTTCTTATAAAAGCCGATCGGCCGCGCCATGCGATCGACCATTGCGGCCAGCTTTGCCTGGGCCTGCTCTCCGTCCAGCTCGACTTGGAATGTGATGCCGGCCATTGAGTTTCTCCTTGAAAATCTCTATTCTTGACCTGTCAGCGCGGCGAGGCGGTGTGTGCCCTCACAGTCGCGATGACGCGGCGGCCCGAGCACCCGGGCCGCTATTTTCTTTTCCAGACCAGCTTGCCGATCCGCTGCGCATCGATGTGGCGATGATCGGGCTTGGATCGGTTCAGCGCCGCATAGCCCGTGATTTCGCGCCAGTACTTCCGACCCATCTCGAACAGCACCACGAGGCCATTATCCGGATCGACCCTGATGTATCGCCGCGTCAGCGTCTGGTCGAACTGACCCGGGTGGCCGTCCAGCTCAACTTCGCGAACTCCCAGCCAGATTTCGTCGGGATCGAGCAGCGCCTCGGCAATCAGCGCTGCGTAGACGGCATGACCCCGCTTCCCGCCCTTCCAGATTCCGTCATTCCCGAAAAACATCTCGCCCGAGATCGGGAATCGGAAACCGGCCTTGTCAGTGAACAGGGCGGCCTGTCCAGGTGCGGCCCCGAACGGATCCAGAAGCGCCTGAACGTAAGCCTCGGGAGCAAGACCGTCGGCCAGGACGGATGCTTGGAACGGCCGCGCCTTGGCCAAAAGGTCCGCCATTGGCTCCGGCGTGTCGACGGAGACCGTATGGCGCCGCCGAGCGTCGCCGGTGGCCACCGCGTCAGGATCGCCAATCAGCGCGGATGGAACGAGGCCCCGCTCCCAAAGGTCGCCCGGCATGTAGTCCCAGCCATCGCCTATCCCCAGGGGTCGCATCTTGAAGCCGCCTTCAGCCCGGTCGATCGCCGGAACGAGTGCATCCCTGGGCGCCTGATCCGGGCCGACCTTTCCGAGCCCTTCGAGATCGAACTTCGAGAGCGTGCGGACCCCGCAGCTGCAAAGCCAGTCATTGGGCGGGAAATGGGTCTCCCACCACGGATCATCCCACATCAGCACCAGCCCGTTCCAGGCGACATGCTGCTTGCGCGGCTCGCGCGGGATACGGCTGTCCGCATGCAGATACTGCCAATATGGCCGCATCTTGACCACGTCCGGATCGCGCATCTGGCGCAGGCGGCCCGCCATGAAACTGGTCCGCACGTTCGTCTCGAATATCGTCCGGATCCGCCAATTGCGCTCGCCGCGGTACTCCCAGCCGTATTTCTCAACGAGCCGATCGAAGTCCTTGGCGAAGTCATCGACATATCGGCCGTTCTCGATGGCGTCGATGATCGCGGCCTGAAAGTCCTCGAGCATGGCCGTGTCGGTCACGCCCGCGACCACGAAGGCGCGATCGTGAACCCCCTGCAGCGCATCGCGCCAGCTGCGTGTGGGGAGCGGCCGCTTCTGCTTCAGGAACTCGATCTGCTCCTGGAAAGTCTGGCGAACCGCGTCGGCGGCGAAACTCGGGGTCGCATCGTCAAGGAACACAGCCTCGCGCCCCTGCCAAGCGGCCAGTTCCATCGCGTTCGAAAAGATCCGCGCCAGCGGGTCTGGCGCCCAGGTTGCGGCCAATTCGACCAGGGCGGCACGAGCATCCTGTCCCCAATCCTCGATCGTCGACATGTCCGCTGATTTCAGGACGGCGTCCTTGATTGCCGTCAGCCGCCGCCCGAAATGCGCCTCCGCCGAGGCCAAGGCCTCTTCAACGATCCGATCGACCGGACCGCCGGGCTCAGCGAAGCAGACGTGCCGATGCGTCAGCGTTTTTTTTTGAGCCGGGCGGCCGCAAAGGCTGCGACGGCGGCGTCATCGAACGGATCGGGGGGAACATCCGGCCCGGCAGGCGTTGCCGCGAAATCGGCCCGCGCCGCGACAAGGGCGTCGATGGTCTTGTCGGACAGACCGTCCGTCACGTCGAAGCTGACGATGTACTCGCGGGCAACCTGGTCATCCTCGAACTTCGCGGCTTGCTTGACGATTGCGGCAATGGCTTCGTCGGCCGCCTTCGCCGCTTCGGCCTTGGCCTTGCGGGTTTCGGCGGCGGCCTTCTCGTTCTTCGCCCGGATACGGCGGATCGCCGGCACGGCGGCGCCAGGCAGGTTGTAATCGACAATCCACTGGCAGAGCGTCTCGCGCAGCGTGTCGGTCTGCAGATCGCCGTCCGCATCGGCAAGGATTTCGAGCTGGTTCTCGTGCACTTCGCCCAGGGCGCGGCTGCCGCCACTTGAACTGACCTGGGTGGTCAGGGTCTCGCCGGTGACCCGGATCGAAATCTGCGCGTCCCAGTAGGCGCAGAAGTCCTGGTAGCTGACCGTGCCGCCGCGCGATGCCTCCAGGAACTCGACATCTGTCCCGATCGGCACGGTCACGGCCGAGCTGGTCCGGATGTCCATCAACGTGTTCAGAAGGCGTGTCTGTTCATCGGTCAGCATGCCGTAGGGGGTTTTCCCCACCACGGTCGGCCCGGCGAACTTCTCGAGGAAGTGCAGCCAGAAGGTGATGCCCTCGCGCTTGAACAGCACCGGCCAGAACAGGCTGGAGCCAAGGCCGAGGCCATAGGGGTTATTCCCCTTCACGTTGACCCTGTGAATGATAAACTTGCGTTCGGGCAGTTGCTCGCCCTCGATGAGGTTCGCCCAGGTCTTGAGGCGCAATTTCCAATCGCGATCGAAGACGAAGCGGCGCTGGTCATGGGCCTTGATCCTGACCGGCCGGATCTGGTTGCCGATGCGCGCCCAGACGATCTCGGCCACCGCATAGCCTTTCAGGGTCGCGGAAAGCAGGTCGCGGCAGATCTGGTCAAAGGGCAGCGCGTCGATGATCTCAGCGACAAGGTCGGCGGCTTCCTTGTCGATCGGCCGGTCGCCACCCGGCTCGACCTCCCAATCGCGGCTGACCAGCGCGTTCTTGCGCTTGTCCAGCATGGCACCGGCATGGGTGTCCCGCTCGATCTCGTCATAGATCGCCAGACCCTTGCCGCCGCCCTGGGCGATCAACGTGTCGTCGGCATGCTGCATCGCCCCCGAAAAGAACGGGATGGTGATGTCGTTCGCAACCGAGGCAATGAGCTGGCGCTGATCGGCCGACAGGTTCTTGCGGCCGGTTTCGGCGAAGGTGGCGGGTTTGGCTTGGGGACGGTGCTTGGGCTTCTTGCGGCTCATATTGGACCTCTATCTCAGCCAGGGATCGCGGATCGTGACACCCTTCGCCTGATCGGCGCGGCCGGTGTGACGCTTGGGGCAGGCCTGTTTGTCGTGATCGCGGCCACCGCAATAGCTGCAGCGCAGCCTGGCGCGGGCAGAGGATCCCGCCCAGGTCTTCGGGCAGGCCCGAACATCGTGCAGGCGCGATCCGCAATAGCTGCAGCGCATCACCGCCGCCCTCCCATCCGATAACCGCCCAGCCGATCCCCGCCCGATGGCGCCGAGGCGGTCTGCATCTGTCCGGCCGCACCGCCGCCGGCGTAGAACAGGGTGTTCTGCCAGAGCATGTCCAAGGTATCGGGGCCGTCGTCATGCGCCCCGTTCGGCCACTGTTGCAGCTGCTCGATCAGCGTGGTCTGGGTCGGGTTCAGCCGGATCAGCCCGGCCGCGATCGGCGGCTGCAGGCGCTCGATGCGCAGGTTCTTGTCGGCGGCAGGGATGATCGGCACGGCCGAGATGCCGACGCCCTGCTTTGCCGCCTCCACCATCAGGCTGATTCGCAAGAACTCCTGGAACTGAACGCTTTCCACGAACCACAGCAGGCAGCGATATTCGCGCTGCAGCGCGATCGTGTCAGCGATGATCAGGGCGGGCAGGCGTTTGCGGATCGAGGCTTCCACCACATCCATCTTTCCTGACAGGCGGTCGAAGCCGCCGATCAGGATGGCCGATGGGTCGCGGCCCTTCTTCTTGCCGCCGAGCGA